TTATATAGTCTCGTTGTTTGGTCGGCTAATATCTTATCTTTGTTTTCTAATTCTAACATTAGTTCTGTTAATCCTTCTGGTATCATTCTATTATCTTTTTATTTATTAGTTCACTACCTATACTTATGATAGAGGCTGTGAATATATTACCTGAAAGTATTAATCCAATCCAAAAGCCAGTACACATACAACAATATAATCCTCTGTGTATAAACTTTTTTTTATTTGAATAAGTGTCGTATAACTCTTCTTTAAAGCCAATCCATCTCTTTAATAATAAAATTGGTTCGGCTGTGTTAAACAACACCGATAAACAAATTAACCCTAGTAAAATCATAACTTATTATTTATTTCTTGTTTTAGTTTAATCATTAATTGATATACTGAATATCTCGTTTTATAATATCTTTTCTTACCTAATTTATCTGTTCTAAAAAAAGTATATTTATCTTTTATTTTATCATATGATAATCCTTCCATAAAGTAGGCATCAAAAAGAAGTTTATTAACTTTTGATAATGTTGGATATATATCATGAACTTTTAATATTTTATTTATCTGCTCATCTGTATATGCATATCTCAAATCTTTTATATATTCATTTTCATCAAGATGGTCGTAATCAATTACACTTTCATCTTCAATCTCGAATGGTATATCTCTACCTTTATCTTCAATATAATCTGTCTTATTTACCTTGCCTTTATATTTTATATTAAATGGTGTTGTATCATATTGTGCTTGTAATCTCATCCAACTTACTGAAAACCCTTCTAACATATTTATATCAATATAAGGTTCTAACTTTAATTTATTATCATATAAGAATATAACTAACTCTGCTACTAAATCACTTGCCTCTGTTATTTTATTCTTTGATATATTCTTCGCTACTTCATAAATGAAATTATATCTACTATTAATAAATTCATCTACAATCTTTTTATATTCTCCTTTGGTCAAAATTATTTAATAAATTTTCTATACTCTTCATAAGAATTAATTCTTGCTTCTGCTATTTTCATATAGTCAGTATCCATTTCCATACCAACAAATCTAAACCCTTCTAATTGTGCTGCTATACCAGTTGAACCTGAACCCATAAACGGGTCAAGGACAATTCCGTTTGGTGGTGTTACTAAACGACATAGGTAAGACATAAGAGCAACTGGTTTCATAGTCGGGTGATTTGACTTAACACTTTCATCTAACCCCATATTTCTTTCTTGTTTAGATACTTTTGCTTGATAAAAAAATCGTGAGGCGCCGCCTTTATCTTTCGGCCAGTATCCTTCTGTTGCTTTCATATCACTACCACCAAAAGTTTTACCACCTGGTTTTCCATCTTTCTTTTTACTATAATCACTCACACCACTTTGTTCGTCTAAAAACTCACCAGCAATCTCATCTAATATGATGTTGGCTGGAAATCTGCCTTCTGTTGTTTCAATTCTTTCGTGGTGTGTTGTTTTATTTAAACCGAATAATGTCTCATCGTCTCTGTTATCATCCGAGCCGACAGGTGTTGTTCTTACTTCACTACCAACTCTACAACCATCTATATTAATACCACCAGTTCCCCACTTTAGGACATTCTCAGCAATCGTCTTTTCACTTAGGGGTTTTCTTGCTACACAGATAGGTTCATTTAGACAATCCATTTTGTCTTCCTTGTATATAACATTGTCTTCCACAGAATGTTGTTGGATGTCTTTCAACTTCACATTTAAGGCGTTGAAAAGAACTACCGCAGTTAAGGCATTCACATTCAATCCATCTGTCTGGTTGTTTTTGGCTTGGGTGATGTTCTCTAATATGTTCTGCCACTCCAACGATTTTAAGGTTTTCAGGTCTATTATCAGATTTGATTTCGTTGATGTGGTGTATCTGCTCATCTTTTGTAAGAGGTCTTCCAATATGGTGTGCCATAATAACACGATGTTCCAACTCATATTTTCCATCAATCTTAATTGCGACATATCCATCAACCCTTTTAAAGCGTCCTGTATATTGGTGTTTTTCTCTACAAGACATTGAGCAGTATCTAACACCTCTTTTTGCTCTACTTGGTTTAACTCGGAACTCTGTTCCACAATTTTCACATATAATTTCCATAATTCGTTTTTTATGTTATATATTAAGTTTAACGCCGTTCCCTCTAAATCTTCTGGTTTTTGTGCTACTGCTATAATTTCTTGTGCCGGCTTCATCGCAGTTCCCCAACCTTCCCAATCATTTTGTGCTTTATAGTTTCTATCACAAACACAAGGATTTCCACTACTTAATGGTTTTTCACATACAACACATCTTAAATTCTTACTTATTTTACCAACTTCACTATCATTATTCATTTCAATAGTAGGCCACTTTTCTATTTCTAAACCATTTAACTTATCAACAGCCTTACCTATGTTGTGAGATTTCGGGAAACCACTCGCGTAAAGCCACATAATCTGGTCTCTAATCTCAAAGCCGGCATCTTCTATATTCACAACCATTCTGTGATATGTTCTTGTTCCACCAAATGATAAGACGTGTCCTCCTGGTTTTAATACTCTATACACTTCTTTCCAGAACTCAACAGATGGAACATCATAGTCCCATTTCTTACCCATAAAAGATAATCCATAAGGTCCGTCAGTAACCACACTATCAATACTATTTTCAGGTAGTTTTTTTAAGGACAAGATGTTGTCTCCCTGCATTAGTTTTGTTTTACTCATATTACTTATTTGTTTTCTTTATATATTAAATTTATGATTGCCTCTAAAATGATATGAAATCATAACCACCTGACTTTCTATTATTCTTCTTATGGAATAGAACAGCATATCTTAAAGCATCAAGAGCATCATCAAACAATTTAACTGGCTCATCTAATAATCTCTCACCTTTGGATTGCCATTTATAGTTCCTAAATTCATTTGATAATCCAGTGCTTTCATGATGATAAAAAACCTTATATGATTTAACTGCATCAATTCCTTCTTTAACATTCTTTATAGCATTTAAACAATTATAGCCTTCTCTTCTTAAATCTTCAATAATTTCAGGTCTAGCATAATCACATATAATCTTAGTTGATTTAGATATATTCAAACCTTTCATTTTAATTATAAGGTCTTCACTAGTTAAATGAGTTTCATATATAACCTCTTTACAATAAACTATATCCTCTCTAAAGTTACATTCAATTAATGCTGTTGGATGTTTATAACCAAAATCTAATCCATATATCTTTTCATCATATCTATCTAACTCTTCAATATATTTTATTTGATGATTGTAAATTGTATGAGTTGATTTAGACGGCAGTCCTAAAGCATATATGTTATAATAATCTTGGTCTATATTTATAAGGTCTTCAATCTCTTTAACTAAACTATCGGGTAGAAATGTGTTATCCTTATATGTTGAATGAATTAGTATAGCATCTTCTTTTTCCAATATATTATATAACCAATGTTCTGTATCGGATGGGTTAAAATCAAAGAATAGTTTCTCACTCGTTCTAAAGTTTAATTGATTATATTCTTCAAAGGATAATTCATTGGCTTCATTACACCATAAGACATCTCTTTTTCTACCTCTTACTTTTTGAGCATCATCTAATGAAAAGAATTCAATCTTTGAACCATTTGGCATCACATATATATTTTCCGATTTTATATGATTGGCTTCTGTATATATTTTCATTTCAATTAATATATCAATCATATCTCTCATAACTGTACTTCTTAAAGATGGGAATGACTTTCTTACAATTGATACAATTTTACCTGGGTTATTTAAACAATATATTACAACCATCTGGCATAATGAATATGTTTTAGATGAACGTGTTGAACCTTGATTAACTACAAATCTAATCTTACTATCTAATAAGGCATCATAATTTCTAGTTAAAACATTTGTGTGTTTAATTATTAACTCACTCATTTTTTCTTTCTAACCCTTTTTGGTTTTACAACCTCTTCAATAGTTTCATTAAAGAACTCTTCCTCTGTTTTATCTTCGGGTTTATTCTTAAAGAATTCTTCTTCATCCTCATCAACAACTATTTCAAAAAGATATCTTAATACTGGATTATCATTATATACTCTCCATAACTTGGCTTGGTCATAACTTGATAAGTCATAATATATACCGTTATGTTTTATCGGTTCATTCTTTTTCAGTTTTATCATCATCTTCATTTTTTTTATATTCAATCAATTTGATTACAGATATTTGGTTTAGTTTTTCACCACCAGTTGTGATATCAATTTTTTGATTATGAAGTCCAGCAATTTTATTAATTTCTTTTTTAATATCGAGTGCTAGTTTTTTATCATCTGAAAGTTTAGCATCAAGATACATCTGTTCTAACTCTCTTATAGTTGTTTCTAATCTATCTTTTGATATATCTCTAAGTGTATCTAATATAATTGGCTTAGCCTCTCTAAGTAGTTCATATGTATATGATATTTGACATTCACCTTCACTTTGAAGCCATTGTATAACCTCTGGTTGTGATATACCATTACAACTCATCTGAACAATTTTGTTTATTAAATCTATCTTTTTATATTTTGGGTCTTTTTTTCTTGCCATTTGCGGTGTTATATTATTTTCTTTTATATATTAAGAATTGCTTTATCCCCTGTTATATCTAGTATTTGTTCCCATACTCTTATATACTCAAACTTTAATTCATTTAACTGATGGGTTAGTTCTTCTGCGTCTAATGTTGTTAATCTTTTAGTTATTAGATAATTATGAACTCTCATAATCTTTGTCTCTATTTCATCTCTTAATTGTGCAGCTTCTTCATATCGTTCTTCTATTACAAGAACTAGTAACTCACTGATAGCTTCACTTAGAAACATACATAATTGACTTGTTATCTTTTCTGCTCTCATTAGATTTTATTTTAAATATAAATAAATAAGGAGTTGTTTAGTGTCACTAGACACTCTCGTTTGGCGATTAATCCCAGATTTTTAGTTTTGTAATGTTTTCAATGTTAAAGTGTTCTCTAAATATATTTCTATTTATTAATATACCTTTAACTTTACCCTTATCACCACTTTGTTCAGTTAATTTTAAACCTGGTGTTTTTATAAGTTCTTTCAAGTCTTCCGTTTTGATAAAGTAAGCTTCTTCTAGGTCTGGAAAGAAATAAATAAATATATCACTCTTTGTTGTATGAACTCCACTTAATTTATCTGAACAAGAAACTTCTATAAATATATTATTAGTTATTTTATTTTTGAAGTATTCCCATCTATCTGTTTTCAATTCAAAAAGGACTGTTTTACCTTTTATAGATGAACTAAAATCAAAGTCACTATTTTTGTTTGGATTAAATATGGTTCCTGAAAAACCTTTATATGTTTCTAACCATTTAGCAATAACTTTTTCACCTAATTCACCCCACTTTAAATCATTTTTGAACTTTTCGTTATAGTTTATATTTTCCATTTGTTGTTTTATTTTATACTATATTTATTAAGTATAAATAACAACTTTTTTATTTTATGGATTTTTTATAGATTGATTAGGCAGATTAGAATAAAGTCCTTATCTTTGTTGAAAGGATATACAAATAACAATTAAAATTAAATATTATGAAAGCACAATTTTACACAAACCCGAACAAAAATAAAGATGTTAAATCAACAGATACTTTAAATTATGTATCTCGTTTTTTTAGAAGAACTAATTTCTTTAAAGATTTTGTTAAAGAAGAAGGATTTGAATTAAATCCTGGTGATTTTAAATGGGAGTGGACAATTAACTTTAAGAATAAATCAGGGTTTATTGTATTAGATGAAAGAGATAGTCGTGGAATTCAATTCTGGATTTATAAAACTGAGGATGATTTAAAGCCACAAATTGGATTTATAAAAGGTTGTCAAATGAATGATGCTCACGGATTAATGGTGGCTAAGGTTATAAAAGATGTTTATACAAAAAATATATTATAAAACAAAAAAAGTTAGGATTTTATAATCCTAACTTTTCTTTTTCTGGTTTATCTAAACCTTCTAGTAATTTTACTATTCTCTTATCTCTGTTTTCTTTTATAAGTATCAGTTTCCAATTATCATAAGACATAAATTTACCCATACAACTCCTTTTAAGAAGTGAATTCCATACATCTGTTTGTGTTTTATAATTATTAAATATATCATAATAGAAACTCCATCTACCATTACAATCTGGTTTAATATGTCCAATAGTAATCTGTTCATCTTCAATTAATAATCCAAATTTATTTAAACATTGGTCTTTAATACATTCTCTTATGAAATTCATATAATCATTATATGTTTCTAATTCTTGTTCTGTGTAAGTCATCTTAGTAGGTCGTTTAATTTTTTATCCCTCTGTAATTGTAATACAAAAAGTTCTAGTTCAATATTTTTTAGTTTGATTGTGTAATCATTATTATTTACTGCATCAAATTTAAAATCACATCCAAACCGTTCTGTATATATTTCATCTCCATATATTATTAAACTAATTAAAATAGTCCAACCTAATTTCTCAGCTATCTCAATTAATCTTTTGTAACTCTTTTTTTGTTTTTTCATCTTTTTATTTTTTTTTATACTTTATATATTTAGTTTGAAATACCGTTTTTAGTAAGGATTGTAAAAAACCATCTATTTTATAGATACTCTTATATTAAATTTATTAAAATATTCTTTTATTTTATTTTCTAGTTCAAATCTATCTAATAAATTATCAAAGTAGATAGCATCAAATAATGTAAAATAATATTTACTTTTGCTTGGTATTAGAGTATTAAATAGTTCGCTTTCTAAGTTTTGTAATTGTGATGCTAATGATTTACAATTTTCTGATATAAGTTCTAATGAGTTCCATGTTTGTGGATATAATTCTTTAAATCTTTTATTATGTTTACTATTTTTATTAAATCCAAAAAATATATTTTTGTATAGTGATTTTTTTGTAGATGTTCTTTGTTCATCATTAGAAATGCCAATCTCTTTATTTATATCTAAAAATCTTTCATAGAAACATCCTGCTTCACAATCAATTTTATATGAATTATTATATTCAAATCCATTTTTTTCTAAAAGTGCTACTAATAAAAGTGGTTGGCAATTTATAATATCTACATCATTCATTTGTATATTAAAATGTTTTCTTGATACTTTACTAAGATTTGTAAATGAATGGTATATTCTATCTACTTTCTTACCTTTTTTAATAAATCTTTTTCTTTTTGTGTAAAAAATTCTAGAAATTCTATTTCTTAGTGCTGATATAGATAAATCATTTTCAATGTAATTTTTTATCTCTGCTTCAATTGCTGATGGTATATTCAAATCTAATTTTTTTATTGTTTCAATATATCTTTTATCCATATTTTCAACTGTATTAGTAAATGTTTCTTTTGACCTATCATCTTCTAATACTATTATGGCTAAATCTTCTTCTGTTAGATATTCATTATGTATTCTATATTGGCAATTAAGATTACCTTTTATATAGAATGTTCCATCTTGATATGGAACTCTTGTTATTATATCTAACTCACTTAATATTTCCATATATTTTTTATATTCATTTCTATTAAAGAATGATATAAGGACTTTAGAACTTATAGGTATTATTGTTTTTTCATTCTCATTTATTTTTATGTCTACATAAGTTAGAAAATCAAATATATTTCTTAGTGCTATTTTTCTATTTGTGATAGGTAATTCCATAGAAAGTAATTTTCCAATAAGTTCTATATTATTTATATAAACATATCTTGTTATTTTTTTTGTATCTACCGAAAAATTATCAAATATTTTTTTGTTGAATGGGATTATCTCTATCATATACTATTGTTTATTTTATAATGTATATATAAAAAAGTTATCCGTTCCTTTACACTTTTTTGTTATTTTTTATTATTTAATGTAAAATTGTTAAAAAATGTAAACAAATAGTATTATAAAAGTCAGGTTTATGCAAAAAATGTAAACAAATAGTATATGAGTATTCTGATATATTATTATATTATATTATTTAATTTAATTTCTTACCCACCACCTCAACCTAACTCTTGTCTCACTGACTGGGTGGCTACACACAAGAAGGAAGTGAGCTAAGGATATTATGAATTATCCTTAAAGATAAACTCATAACCAATCATACTTAAATAATTCTCTGTTTTATCATCAACCTTTAATCCAATTTCAAATACCTTTTCATGATGCTTTATTATAGTATGACAATATTCATCCTTAACATTAAATAGATTAGAATACCTACCACGTGAAATTAAATAATTCTTTCTAGAATAACAAAGACTACAAAGATTTTTATTACCAGAACAATCTACTTCTAAATCAACTATATGACATCTACCACAAAAGTTTTTACCCTCAACATTTATCATAGGAAACATTATAAGTGATTTAGTATCAATATTCTCGGACTTTTTAATCTTTTTTAATTGCTGTTGTTCTTTCTTCAATCTTCTTAGTAACTCCTTCTCTTCTCTTTGTTTTAATTTCAATTCTAATGAAGTCCCAACAATTATACCACTCTTAGTTCGTTTAGGTGGTAGAAAGTCACTTAAACCTCTCCTTATTGCCAAATAATAATAAGTACTATTCAAACTCTCTCTTATTTCACCACGAGTTTCATATTTAGAAATAACCTCAATTATCTCTTCATCTGTATATTTATTACACCTAGGCTTTCTAAATTGAAGAGTTTTAACCTTCTTTGGTTTAATCTCTTTTATTCCAGTTTTATTATATGTTCCTCTTTTTGACCCCTTAATTACACCCATAGTTATTATATTATTTAATAGGCCTTTTGTTATTAAAAAAACCACCTATAAAAATAGATGGTTTCAAAAAAAATATAAAAATGTTTATGTCAAAACACCTATAATTATATATAAATATATCTGTTGCCCCTTTAGAAGTTTCTTACAATTGATGGTAATAATGAATGTACCGAAGGATTG